TGAATATGGTTGGAGTGTATATACCCATCACAGTGTGAAAATGTTGCCTTCTTCTTCTTTCCATACACAGTATCAGTTTTTAATGTTCCATTATTGTGATATGCACCATCTGTTTTCAGTTGTACTCCAATCCATGTATCATGTGGCCAATTTCTATGACGTACAAGAACATCATTCAAACGAGCTTCTGGTAAAATATATACTTCCCATCCATATTTCTCGAATTCAGTTCGAATCCATTGTGCAAACATATCTTCGGTGTCACATTCTTTCCTTTTCGTTCCGGCTTCCATTGATTTCTGTTCACGATTCTTTCTTGCATTATTATGTGCATTCGAAGGTGTATGGTCACAAGATTTACAAATGCTTAGTTTTCCAAATACTCTGCTAGAATCACGTGAAAAGTTGTTTTTTAGTTGAATTCGAGAGTTGCAATCTTGTCTTGAACAGATGCAGTATCCAAACTTCCACACGAGGTGTTTGTAACCGCTGAGTTCATTCCACTTTTTCAAAGTAGAAAATGATTTGAATCTTTCTTCTATACTCGCTTGAATAATTTTGAAAATATATTCCAAAAAAAATGATCTTAAACTGTATTGCGATTCTTCACGTGGTCGTTTCATTCTTTTAATTCATTCGTATTCTGAAAAAAAAACTGACGAGTATGTAAAATATACCATATTTTTTTGTTTGATGATGAAAAGCTCCTTTGGTGTAGTTGGTAAGCACTGTGGACTTTGAATCCATCAACAGGAGTCTCCTAAGGAGCTTTTTTTTTAATAATCAAGATATTTGGACTCTATATTATTTAAAACCATACCACCAATTTCACTACCAATAAATATGGAGAATATATCATCCTCATATGTTGGATCATTGGTAGTAAGACGGCGTTTTATGATACAATCAGTAAAATACTGGTCTTCTTCTTTGTATGTTGTATTTGGTAGAACACACATATTTACTTTCATTCTATCACCTGCTAATAATGGCATATAGCTGTGTCTTTTTTCATACATTCTTCTGTATTCTTCTTTATACAAGCGCTCTATTATATCAATCAAATCAGAAGTTTTATTGTAATTATAACATAGATGATAAGCTTGTTCTAAATCATCAATATCGAATATATCATTAGTGTTGGTTAAAATATAATCTAAGAATTTCAAAGTAGTGGATTGTACCAAATATTTGAGTTCTTTTTGAGTTTTGGTTATATCTGCAATACCCAAAGATATTCTACCATCTTCCCAAAGATGGAGGATTACTTTGTTAGTATCTTCAAAGCTTGAATATAAAATTTGTTTGTAAGCTTGATAAATATATGGAATCTCTAATTGTGTTCTTCTCAAGAATATGAAATTATGTTCATCAAAGACATATGACATATCCAAATGTACTTTTGTAATTATGCCATTCCAAATGAATTGTGGAATGTTTATTTTTTCCGGAACATTAATGTTTTCTCTACATTTTTCTTTAAAATCTTCATAATTAGTACATTCCCATTGTATATACAAGTTGGTAAGTTGCATACCCGACATCATACCTAAACGTGTATCTAATGCATTCAATCTTCTCAATTTTTTTCTAGTATCAGAAAGTCCTATTTTTAATTCTTCGGATGATAAATACTTTGTATTTCTTTCCGCTTCATTTTCAAGTCGTTTTAATTCATGAATCCCTTCAATATAAGATATATCAAACTGTAAGTGTACAAGTAAATTATTTCCATTAAAGAAATGGGATAAAAGTAACCTTCTTTCATTTTTCAATGTATTAACTTGATTTTCTGTTAATAAACAAGATTCCTTTGTTTTATCAAATGTATTTAGAGATCCCCAATTGTTATTATATGGAATTTTAACATCTATGTCATGTGGTACATATTTTTGATCTAATATATCAGGAGCATACAAAGCACTTCCATATACTAATAAAGAATTAGTATCAAATAGTTTACCATCATCTGCAAAATGTACAGAACAATTATGAAAATAGTATTTTAAAATTGTTTCAATCATACCTCTCCAAGTGAAATGATTGTCACGTGATGGTGGTGGTGGTGGTTTTTCTTCTTCAAATATTAATGGCGAAGGTTGTCTTCTTACAGCATTTGATGCATCAAATATTTGTTTATATTCTTGTTCACGTTTATGCATGATTGTAGCATATTGCCCCCAATGTTGTAAATATATTTTGGCGATTTTCCGTTGTTTTGACTTTTTCCAATTTTCATAAATGATGAATGCTGCTTTTTCTTTTTTTATATTTTGTAAGGACGATGTTAAAATCATATCAGTCACATTTTTGGAAAAATCACTATATAAATTTTTAAAATATTCTACAAGTCTTGTATTTATCTTAATCAGTAAGATTCTAAGTGGTTTTAGAATATCTATATAAGAATCGTCAATGCGTTCACTACATTGTATTGATGTTTTAACAATATATTCAAGTGTATTTGTATAAATTTTTGTAATTCCTTCTTCTATTTCAAGTTTTATTTTATAACCGAATGGTTGAAATAATTGTTGATATGTTTCTGGATGTTCCAATACAGCTAGACATCGTTCATATGTTTCACAATACAACAATGACGTATAATATGCTGCTCTATTTATCGTTCTTTCATCTTCATTGTCGGTATTTGCGAAAAAATTGAACGCATCTTCTTTTTCAACATAATCACGTCCTTCTTTGTCGTATACTAAATTTTTTATTATAGAAATATGATGTATATGTTTCAAACCTACAGAAAATAAATATTTTGTGGGGATTTTTTCAATATACAAAGGTTCAAAATCAGTTCCTAATTTTTTATGTGTACGGTAAATTTGTACCAAGGTGAATGATTCTTCTTCTTCTTGTTTTTCTTCTTTTTGTTTTCCTTTTCTTTGTTTTCCCTTTTTTCTACCTTGTAATTTTGGGTATGATACAGTTTCTAATTCTGGGTATGATACAGTAGTTCCATAGCTAATACCTTGATGATGTGATCCAGGTTCTCGCCTTATTTCTACAATTTCCCCAATTTCACTTGGTGGTATCCTACTTTGTTCCATTAGCTTCTCCATACTATCATTGTATTCCTTTTGGGTCATTTCATGCTTTCTTTTCTCTAGTTCCTTAACGAGTAATGAAGGACGATCTATATTATGTTGCTTAGTATTACGTATATGAATGATAATATCGTGACATTTTGACAAGTATTTTTTAATATTGGGCGATCTTGATTCTCCTACATTAGTATCATCTCTCATTTTCTTATGTATTTATAATTAATTTTAAAATCTTTATAATAATTAATGATATGGTGTCACGGTTACCAAAGTATTGATGAAAGAAAATTGTTAGGAGATAGAGAGTTTAAAAGACCCACAATAATAACGAATATTAATGGAATAATAATTGCTGTGAATTTACAATGGGAAAAAATGTGCAAGTTTAATGCAACGGAATCATTTGGTTTAACGCCCAAGATATTACAAGGTCCTTTAACAAATCTAGAAACTGCACAAATGCTTTCGAATTCACTTAGAGCAGGAAAAAAAATTCGTTGTTCTCTGATTAATTATACCAAAAAAAAAGAAGTTTTTGTAAACCGAATTATTGGTTGGCAATTGGGTGATATATTTATAGCAGAAACTTATGATGAGGAATTTATTAACGATGAATCAATCAAGAATATGATAGAACAAACTATTGAAATCGATATTTGATATTTTAGATCGCTTCAAATAAACGTAAATATTCCGCTTTCCATAGTAAAAAAAATTTTTTTTACGCCAAAGCTAAGAATTTAAGCATTCATGTAGGTTGCTGCAAGTTTACGTTTGATAGAATCAGGAATATCGGTGCGTGCTGCCAATTCAGTCAATTTACTTGACTTGTTTTTTGCAACAGCTTGTTCGATTTCTTTGTTTAGACTTTTCAATGCACTATCATGTTCTGCACTCAATTTGCTTGAGGCAGATGTCGCAGATGTTGATTTTCTCATTTCGTCCGATTTTGTTCTAAGACTTAATTCAGAATCCTTGCGTTTAAGAGAAGTTGACTTTTTGATTCCAATTTTTTCGGATTCTATGATAGGATCCTTGAATTGGTCAGGATCGAAAGCTAGACTGCTTCTATTGGCTTCCAACCACTGTGCACCTAGATTAGCTTGTACAACCCTCTTGGCATAACTCTTCCAAACTTCCTTATTTTCTTTGGTAACCTTTTGCTGAACCTGAGACTTGAGATATTCAGTATCGACTTCTTCTGGGACTTGATTTAATTTTAACATTGCGATTGCTCTTACATCAGGAGGTGTTAATGATAACACTGATAGTTGGGTGTAATCGATTTCGTCGGATGAGAAATCAATACCATCAATGGTTTGAAGTGTGGTTGGAGAGAGATAATCGTTTCCTACAAGGTCAGTGTCGTGAGCTTCTGTTGGATCGACGTAAAAGTCTCTTGGTTCTAGGATGCCCAATGGTAATTCTTTTTCAGTGAAGCCTAATTGTTGCAACATTCCAATGATGATATGTTGTAAGAATGAGATGTGCTCTTCTTTCAAATCTAACATGTACTCGTCGAATTGACTTCTTGTGAATGTGGGATCCTTGGCACGAACTTTTGCGTAATTCTTGGAATGTCTATGTCTTGTTCTCTCTTGTCTTAGTAGTTTCTCGAATAGGATAGCCGCGTCATTCAAATACAATTGTTTGTACATTGGACAAACCTTTTCACTCTTGTTTGCCGAACTGTAGCAGAATTTAGCCATTTGAGAATTGATGCAGTTTAGTGTTCCAGCAACGAATAGAATTGGAGGTTCATCTTCTGTTTTGATTTCCCTTTTAAGGTATCCCAAAACAACAGGAACGCCATCTGAATTCTTTTCTTTACCAGCACATTTGTAAGTGTCGACGTGTAGTCTGAAAAAGTTTCTTGTAGCACGTGTTTCAGACAATTCTTGTGTACCTGGGTTACAACTTCCAAGTGCCATAATTGTATGAACTCTGGCATATGCCAAGAAGTTACTGATTCTGACATCATTTGTGAATGCATCCTTTTGAGATTTTTCACTCTTTGCAGTTGGTGAGTATTTGAAACTGAACATATTTTGAAGAAGACCTGTGTCCTTGAACATTTTACCCATACGGATAGGTGAAATGTTACCATAACGCTGTTCCACAAGTTCTGAATGTCTGGTTTCTACAACCTTATCCCCTTGTGGTCTTTCGATAACGTGATGAACGAAATCAGCTTCTACTGGATAACCACCACATTGTGAGAATGGTCGGAAATTATGTTCATCCGCTACTTGATAGGCACATGCTTGTTTAATCCAATCTTTGAAGTATCCAGAATCAGGTGACATTGGCCAAGGTGAGTGATATGATTGGTTGAATACTTTCAATAGACCAGCTGCACCATCTTCGCGATGTGTCCATGGATTCATTGGAATTTGGTTCTTTTCATCGTAAAGACCAACTCTCTTCATAAAGTGAACTTGATGAGACATTGGGAGAGGAATCCAAGCACCCTTTTCCGAACGTGGGAAAGCTTTTGCATTTGCTGCAGTAACTCTATAACCCTTGAGTTCATACCACATGACATTCAAGCTTCTTACTCTTTCTAATTTCGAGCGAAGAGGATGATGTTTGGACAATAATGGGAATAGTTCTTTCCATGTTCTGTCACACATACCACCAATCATAGTGGATTTGAAACATTTGTCTGGGAACAATCTTACCGCAACTTCCCATGGCATGGTAGCTTCTTTTGCTGCCGCATGTACTTCTCTTGAATTGACGAATGATTCAACAAGTGTACGCGACCAGTAGTGCATTTTATCTTGGTGTCCTTTTGTGGGATTATCGGGACGAACATTTTCACCAGGTGTCGAGTATTTACGTGCAGCCCATGCGAAACCAGCCGCATCCATCATAGAGAAGAGCATGCCACCATTGTTTGAACGGACATCATTGTAGTACAATTTATCAAAATATTGTTCCATATCTCCCTTGGTTGTGGGATAGAATGCATGGGAAGGTACACTTGTGGAAGATGTTGACGATGTTACTTGAACCAAGTCATCATATGGGATGGGACCAACACTTGGGTCAGTATTTGTTCTTTCAAAGAATGGTTGATCAGAATCAAACGGAATAAAGTATGAATTGCCCGCATCCTTGATTTCGGTCTTGTATGGTGCATAAACTGTACCATCTTGGGCAGATCTGAAACGAGTTTCTGAGCGTTCTCTTTTGCCAATATCATTAAATGTCTTCATGGTAGTTGATTCAAACATGAATCCATGTTCACCCAACATGGATTTCATGATTCCAAGAGCCTGAGATGTGAAGACTTTGTTATCTTTCAATTCCTTCATAGAAGCATCGATAATCATAAGTTCCGACATTTCTTGCATCCAGAATTCTGGTGCATTTTTGCCGTGTGCCATATTTAATACTTGGTCTTTGAAACTTCCAAGTGTTGAACAATACCCTGCACGAACGTCCAAATCACGGAAGTAATCGATTTCTTTCTGTGGTCTCAAGTATTTCTTTCTACGCGCTTTGTCTTGTTCATATTCATCCCATGTTATTGATCCAGATAATAATGGAGTAGCTTTGTAACCAGTTGTTTTGATACCTTTTTGCTTGGTATTTCTCCACTGGGCTGCTTCATTTTTCAACAACTCGATTTGATCTTTCGAGGAAGTACAAGTACTTTCGAAGAACATAGATTCGTATACTGAAATATCAATATCTTTCAGGTATTGTGCATTACCGTTCAATAATTCCTGTGCATCAGCATCTCGGTCAGCAGCTTTTGATCTCCAGTAATCAGTCTTGAAACGATGTTTCATAGTTTCATCCTCGAATGGGGCTGTTGTATCAGCTTCACCTCTGTCTCGTACAGGAACAACAGAGTTGATGTAATTCAATGTATCACATGATGTATTCATTGGTTCTTGTGCATTTACCATCAAATCGTACAATGCACGAGTATCACTACCAAAGTGCTTGACACCTTCGTGTGATGAAAATGTTTGTTTTTCCTCATAACCACCAGGTACAATTACCATAGATCCTTCTTCAAGAGCTGAATCTTTTTCGTCTTCGAGTTGCTTATATCTGGGATCGTCTTTAGCCCGTTCGGTAACAAGATTGTCTATGATCAATTCGAGACCGGTGATTGGAGCAAGTGGATTTGTATCCAGTAATTCTCTTCTACCTTCTTCATGTTCTGGTGATGCATACACCTTATTCTTAATTTTACCAAGTAGAGAGAGTCTCGCAGTCTGTGATTCAAGCACATTTTTTCTGGAGTACAAACCGTGGAAGTGACGTTTTAGTTCTGCTTCATCCAAAGCACTGTGTGATGTTGTATCGTGATATTTGCCATCTTTGTCAACATTTTTCAATAGAGTTTCAATTCTACCAGTAATACGTTTAAGCATTTCTGTTAGAATAATGACATCTTCGTTATGATCATCAAGTGTGCGTCTATTGTATATTTCACCCCATGTTCTTGAACGTCCTTCAGATTTCAAGTAATCTTCTTGAGCTTGCATATCATTGCTTCCAGTCTCTCCAGATTGTGGTACGTATGCAGAGCCTTTACCTAAAAATGGTTTCCAAATCTTGAGTGATAACAATACATTTTGCATATCTTGAATTGAAACACGGATTGGACTAGATGTGGCTGTTCCATTTATGGGTAAGTATTCTTTTGACATCCCCGCATCATCTGACATGAATGGCTCCCACCATGCTAGACCAGCTTCTTCACCGTCTGGTGCAGTATGGCGAACAATATCCAGCCAATCTAATACTATCAGTTCGTAATCGGTGAATAATTCTTCATATACTAATGCGGCTGTATTCATACCGAATGAATATTGCAATAGATATCTGATAAAGGATATTTTGCAAATGAGTCTGTCTCTGACTTCTAATCCACTGAGTCTGCTGTCAACCATTGTTCCTACCTTTAGTGCTCTTGGTTCAGCAAGACGGTAAATTGCTCTCGATCTCCATGATTTGGTAGAGGTCAAAAGTGATTTCATGGTGTATGGAAGACCAGGAACTAGTGCAATATTTCTGTCGAAACTTCCGATACCGTCGAGTGCCTTTTTCATTTCTCTGAGTTTTTCAGGAGCACTTAGAGAACTCGAAACATATTTTTCCAAATCGGTGTCTTCGTATTCAGAAGCATTGCGGTAAGTCAAGTGACCAAATTGTGAGCGACCGTCCGAATCCGGTTCGTTATCATTAGTACTGGCTATTTCAATACCAACACCTTCCAAGTGAGGATAGACACTTTCAGCAGATCTAAGCATTCCCAACAAGTACATTATTGATGGAGATGTATTTCTTTCCAAATGATTGTAGACCTCATCATCTTTAGACTTGTAGTTGAAAATAGCAGGTGGGATAAGGAACGAGGGTGGAATCAAAACTTTTTTACCATCATACTCTACGCATTTATCACCCAACAATATGGGGTGTACAAGACCATGTGGTTTTACATTTACAAGATTAACACCAGTAGTACAGCTACTCTTACGCTTGTCGACAACATATTTCTTACTGTAATCATCCAAATAATTAGACGAAAGATTTTTCATTGGTGTGCCCTCAACAATAATAGAATCCTTGTCGATATCCATTACATGTCTGTATTTGTTTCTGGTGATTTTTTCAGATCTTGAACCTTCGAGAAGAGAATCAAGAGTTAAATCACTGTCAGTAGTGACAGCTTTTGTAACAGCCTTTTTGCTCCATTTTTCGCTCCAATCGTCAGAGTGGAAAACACCAGCAGTATATTGGGAATTGCTTGCGTTTATTTCTACCGACATTCTATCTTCCGACTCGTGACCGAATGAAAGTGGAAGATAATATGGAATACTGTGGTATGCATCACCACCGCTTTTATTCACTGGGATGTTTTGGAAAACATTTGCTGCGTGACCCCAACCCCATCTTGCTTCAGCTTCATATGCGGAATTGATTCTGATACCAGAGTTGAATATTTGCCCAGCAAAGTAACCAACTGGGATATCCAACATGGCAGTAGCTGTCAAGTCAGCATCACCTGGTGCTTTAATGGTGGATCTAACAGTGGAATCAAGCGATGGGTCCTGAACTGCATCAGTCGATACATTCTTTTCGGTGAATAGTGAAATAGGAACCTTTAATGTTACATTTCTGTATTCAGGCGTTTCACCATCTTCGATTAACATGAAATCATCGCACATGTTTCTTCCTTGCATATTAGCGTATTCCATCATAAGACGAGCATGTAGTTCAGATGTAGCAAATGATTTACATGAAGCATGCATTTCTTTTAGGACTGCGATGTGGTGATCTAAACATGGGATTAGATCTATCAAATCACTTGCAGTGTTTTGTTCGGTATTCGCACGACCCAATTGGTTAAATCCATTGATATCCTTGATTACCTTATTGTCCCACTGCATGGTGTAATCAGGAATTGTGAGTAAATTATCTTCACTCAAATCGAATTTATTTGTGGCATCGCTGTATTTCCCACCCTTGTGCATGGCAGAGTAAAAAGACCAAGAGACTCTGTTAATCTCTTCTTTGTCCTTTTTCAGGGCTTCATATTTTTCCCATGAAGATTGAAGGAAACGTTTCATTGCTTCACCAAACATATTGTCAACAAATGCTGACAGAAATTGTATGTATTGATCTGGGTAATCAACAAGTACCGCTTTTGCTACATCTGACAAGTTTGTAATATCAAGAGGTACTTTGCATACATAATCACGAATGACTACGGTTTTCGACTTTTTTCTGGGTTCAAATTTTTCGTATAATTTTGGGCGATATGGTTGTTTTGAACCAATTGTTTTGCTTCTCTTTATGCAGTCATCACGTAAATCGTAATCATCATCATCATCTGGTGTTAAAAATTTACCAGTGTATGGTGATGGACATGCAGGTGAGCTCATTCGAGGACTGAATGTCTGAAGTGTGGGTTTTCCAGATGAATCAACATCACTTAGAAGATTCAAATTGTAATGGGCGTCTATCCCTGATGCACACACTATGCGGTCTCTGTCTTGCTGTTGATCATTTAGCTCTTTTCCCTTTAATTCTTCGAAGTTGCAGTTTATCGGTGGGTGGAAATCTGTTGAATTTGTCTCAAGCAAAGCCATGGTCCTCTTTGAATATATTATAATAAAAAAAAAATTAAGACCCGACCGTATCATTTTCCTGTTCCATATTGTCTATGTCAAAAAAAGTTGATTTGGGAGTTTCATAAACTATACAAAGTGAGTTTGGTGCACTTGAAAGTTCGTGGCGTTTATGTTTTCTTCCATTCTTGGTATTTTCTTTTCTTTCTTTTCTATATTTGGATGTACAACTGTTCATATCTTTTTCGATTTCATTTGAATGATCATATGCGTAATCTAAAATACCAAGTCTATATGACCACATCAAAAAGTTAAGCTGCCCTAGCGTAGTATCATAAGAGCTATCATTATATACAACTTTAAATCTTGTTCTTCTCCTAAATGGGTCAAAGTATTTTCTTTTATAATGACCCAATGCAAGTTTGTAGGAATGGAAAATATTTATTAATTTGTCATTATTCACTCTTGATTTGCATAGAATGTTTAATTTTTTGCTATGATTCGTCACCAACCAATCAAGTGCTCGTAGAGAAATAGACGCATTTTGAGACAGGAGAGGAATCAAAATAGTTTCCAACTTTTCCATTGTGTAAAATTCCTTTAATTCTTTCAATAAATATCTTTCTCTCAGTGTTAACGTTTCCTCGATTATGTCAAACATTTATTACTATAAAATTTAGTATGTTTAATCTGATTTACATTTTTTATTTTTTATACTTTATACCTAGTTGTGTATCTTATTTTAATATGTATTTAAAAAATGTTTCAACCTTACCATTACACAACTTGGTCTAATATAGGTCTAGTAGTTGCTATCATTTTAATGATTATTGTCGAATTATTACCTCTGCATATAAACACAAGGAAAATAATTGCAAGTGTTATTTATAGTCTTGTTGTCAACATGGCTGCCGTGGGTATTTTAGGTGGTTATCTTATTTCGTTTGCGACAGATTTACCACCTAAACGTGAGAGTGTTCATGTCTATTTTTGGCAAGATGCATTTCCTGCATTTATTTCATTTCTTTTACTTTTATTTCTTTTACAAAAAAGTGATAAAATTTGGTATATAGCACGTAAAAATTTGAAAATGTTTTTCACTATTGTTTTGACATTACAATTAATGTATTTATTGACTCCTTATAATGGTGATATATTTATATCAAAAGTGCGTAATGTATACAAACAGAATAATCCAGAAATTTTTATGATATGTGCCGAAACAGTTATAACATTGACAGCAATTGTTTCCAGTGGGTATTTGTTTCCCGAGAAATCTTGAATAAAAAAAATGTTCAAATTTTGGATACTTGGTATGTTTTATGTATTCTATAATAAAATGAGTTTGTGCTATTCAAAAAAAGATGGGAATTTAAAATATACTGGTCAAATGTTATTTGGTGAGGGGAGTACACCGGTAAAAAAAGATATAGACTCTTCGTGTGACCAAAATAACGATTGTATGTCGGGTGTTTGTGAACCTCCTAAACAATGTGATATAATATTTAAAAATTCATACAATTGCAAAAATATAAAAGTTTGTCAGACAGGTGATAACCTTGTACAAATATCTAATTTTACAAAACAGTTATAAAAATAGTTGGTATAATAAAATGGATTATTTGAAAAACAAGCATTACGATTTCCAAAATTCATCATCATTTCCAAAAATAAATGATGGTATTGTCTTTGCTGCAAAATTCGAAACA